GTTGTATTCGTGGTGACTATTATTTCTAAAGCCCGCCCCCACTTTTCCTCAGTATCCTCACCCCTGAGTAACAGGTTCCAGGTAGCACTCCAACGAGCGCGGTAACTAACGTATCTCCTTTAGTCGACAGTTATGGCGTAAGCACGATCAGCGATCATGGGAGCAGCCGCAGCAGGCCCACCGAGGTAGGCAGCGGCTCCTATCGCCAGGTACTTAGCAGCTTTACTCTTGAAGACTCTCTCAACCTTGTCGATGCCTCCTTCAATGAAGTTTCCAACTGAGTCCAGGACGCCAGAATTCCCCTGACGGACAACAGGGTTATCCTTAGGGGGGGGCGTCGCAAACATCGTCTGGGCATCTCCATCGCCAAACACGAACTCGTAGTTCGCGTAAATGCTCACGAAACCGACAGCAGTACTGGCTGGACCACCAGTAATACCAACCGACGCGACCTGCCATCCAGGATTAACCCAGGTGGCAAGCGTAGAAGAAACAGCCGCGGCGTCTCTAAAGAAACGGGCGTTGTCTCCGAGGGGCATCGGAATGACGTAAAGATCTTCGTTGCAAAGGCGCTGCAACGGGAGATCCTTGAAGTTGTCGGCCATGACATTGGCAATGTCAAGGGTCGCAAGTCCAGCTCCTCCCAACGGGGAAAAGAGGCGGACCCGCACTATACCCTGTGCGACCATCGCGGCAACGGAAGCTGTAACCTTGAACCCCCACGAGGTAATCCTGTATCTCACTACCCCCGAAGGGAAAGAGACACCGAAGGCCCTAATAGAGCTCGGACCACTAGTAAGGGTAGTTCCAACCAAGCTTCCAAAAGCGGGGCCGAAAGTACCATAGTCGCAGTACAAAACAGCCGCGCCATTGCCGGACGCATCGGTAGTCAGAGTAAACTGAGTGTTGGGAGCAGACCACCCAACGGACTTCGTATAGCTGTTGTCAGGCCATCGAGAATTAAGAGCCTCGGCGCAGAACGGATTAGTGATGGAACAGACGCCGTGTGAGTACATCTGTATCATACCATTCATGCGCGGCTTGGAAGGGGCCTTGGCACGACGACGCGCGGCCTTGGCTTTCTTACCACCTTTCTTCTCTTTGACCATCTTCCCTGATAGGCAAAACCTCAACAAACACCGAAGAACACCTTAGTCCCGTAACTCGACAAGCGTTCGAAAACGTAGTCGTGCTAGAGGGGCAATAAGCCGACCGGTCCCCTGGAAAGACCGGGCGGCGGTTAAGCCTCGTCGACTCGCACAGCGTCCAGCAGTGGCTCGTACTGCAGTACTATGGGGACGCTATTGAGGGTGGCAAGTCTGGCTTTGAACTCGTCTTCATTCTCTTTCCCAAGATTGTACCTATCCTGAGTGATGACGTAGTTCAGAGGACTGGGAAGGTACCTGCGATCGCCTTGTATCGCTGACCATTCCGCTTTCCCGGTGGGTCTGACACGGCTGGACTTACACAACTCGTACGTCCTATCGGCGAAGGGGCCGAGAAAAGGAACGTGACCAGAGTCTATCCTAACCGAAAGAGCAGCCTGTGCGGCGTTGGCTGCGCCGGGGAGAGTAGTATTCATCCCCATGCGAGCTATTCCGCGAAAAGGCTTCGAGCCGAGAACCGTCCTGACTCTCCCAGTGTCGGGGTCAACCGCCCACCAGAAGAGTTTCGAACAGAACTCCCACTTACTCCTGTCATCAGTCACCAGCCCTTCAGGTTTGAGTCCTAATCCTACCATGAGCCTCTTGATCTCCTCGACGATGTACTCATCTTGGCGTCTCAAAAGGAGGAAGCCGTCATCACCGCATACCAAGAGACGGTAGGGGATTTCGGGCATCCTAGCAAGCATGGCTCCGACAAGGCAAACCGTATCGGTAAGGTTAGTGTCTGAACGCCCAGATGTCATCTGAGTGTCTTCGATCTTAACTTCCCAAGGTTTCTCGTCTTCTCTGAGCGTAGTTTGCTTCACATAGTAGACCTTGATCTTCGCATTTCTGTACACTGTAGCGAAGGATTCGGCCTCGTCCTGGCTATCAAATCCGTACGTCCTAGTCGGAGCATAAGTGACGTCATTTGGCGTTTTTCCGCGAGAGCGAACTCTCAGCAGCCAAGAGACCATCCACCCAGCCATTCCCAGGAATGTATAGAAAGATAGGGCAGGTGCTTGCACCTGGTAACAGAGCGTCGCGTCGTACGTGCCCATGTCAACGGACCATGCGATGGCGTCCGGATGCTCTTCCAGAAAACCGTCGACTACGTCCCCAATCGCCGAACATGTGTACCCCGAACAATACATGACATTGGACTTTACACCGTCCCAATGACCACGCACTTTGTCCCAGAGTTGCCAGACGATAGGGCCGCATATAGCCTTATCAACATCTTCAGGAGGTTGGATGAGCCTAGGTTTAACCGCTTTGGCATGATCGACTCCGGTCGTGGATGCGGATTTCTCGATCTTGAGAAACCCCTTAGTCGCAACTGGGGGGGCTTCCACCCCCTGGTTTTGACTCCACGCCTCACGCATCTGATCAACGTACTGCTTGGGATAGGTTTTAGCTATCTTGAGCAGCCACGTGTTAAGCGACCTGATGGTGTGGTC